AAATAGATGCAATAAAGCGGATTGCCTTGGGTGTTGATGTTATTGTTAATGATTTTAGTGTTGAAGATAGACCCACCAGATGGTCTGTAAACACTAACAGCAGCGTTGTTGGACCCAGTAAAAGCAACAGGACACTCGACCTGCATACCCTCAAAGATCAAGTTTGCGCCTTTAACCATGTTCAACGCGCCACCTGCCGACGTGCAATTGCCATCGCGGATGGTTATGTTTGCAGCAGTGCCAAGTTGGTTTACATAGTAACCAACGCCTGCGCCTGACGTTGTGTTGCGCTCAAGGATAACGCTGTCACCAACGTTGTCTAAATAGTATCCGCCAAGACTCCAGTTGTCTGAAAACACTGATGTAAAAAGACCATCTGTATTCGGTATGCCATTGAGGAGTTTTACAAAATACTCAGAAACTTGAGTGTTTGAAATGATCTTGCTCAGAGTGAATTTGCTGATGTATTCACCAGCCGAAGCAATATCCAAGACGAATGTGTTTGTAGCACTTCCGTAGTTAGTGACTTCAAAGTTTGAAACGGTCCAACCTTTTGGGTCTGTTCCAGATGCGGGAGCAATGCTGAATATTGGGCCAGTAAAGCCTGCGGTGGTTCTAAACTTGCTTGTTGCACCACCACCTACAAAAGACTTTGGCACAGACATGGTGACTTGCTGAGAAAGCAGGTAGTCGCCATCAGCTACGCTGATCGAACTTGCATCTGATGCTGCAAGTTGAACTGCGGCATAGTCATTTGTCGTTCCATTCCCAACAGCGCCAAAATCTTTGACTGATACATAATCTTGCAGGCGGGTAGTAAGAACGCGATTGACAGCACCAGTTGACCCTTCGTTGTAGGTCATCTGATCGGTGCTGGATACAGATGTGCCGGGCGTGATCCCATAGCCAGACGGCGAATAGATCACCAGCGCTTTTTTCTTGTCGCGCACTGTCACTGAGAAATAGCTGTTGACGTATATCGCAGCGGGCGACCCATTGCGCATCACATAGCCATTGGACGTGCGTAGCGGCTGCGCTGCGGGCTGCGTGAATGCGGTATCATAATAGACCGTGATCGGGTTTGTCTCTGGATTCAGGTTTACTGTCCCAAAATACAGATAGCCATTATCAAGCGGGATTCCGCTCTTGTCGGTGAAGATCGGATAGGGCGGTGCAAGCTGCGTCAGCGTCATTTGTGATCTCCTTGCGTGTTGTTTAACACGAAAATGGGGTGTTTGGATAGCATCATTGCTGACCACCGATTGTCATGCGCCCGACCAGTGGAATATTTGGCGCGATGGATTGCTCTTGCGATTGGGCGGCGCCAGCGCCAGCGCCTACGGCAAGCGCAGATGGCCTCCCTATGATCTGGGTTGGAGCCTTTGCGCCAGTTGTCGCCATCGTTGCCACCGCTTGACCGTATGGTTCGGCAATAATTTTCCCCAGCAGATAGTTTTCCAAGATAAACTGACCGCCCGCTGATTTTCTAAACATACTTCCAAGTCTTTGAATCATTCCAGCAGCAGAGTTTGCACTGTTTGAAGCGTTCACAACGGTGCTTGTTGCTCTGGCCGCAACATCAGCAAACTGCGTAATCGTGTCGCGCTCCGCTTTAGAAAACAGGGTATTTACAACGCCGGGGTTATTTTGCAGCAAGTTCTTCCAAGCATTCTTGAATGATAGGCCCGAAACATTTTCTGCGCCTCCAGTCCCCACTTTTTCAAGCGTCTCGGTCAATCTAATAAATGCTTCCTGCCGCAGTCGATCCCACTGTTCAGTTGGCAGCTTTGCTTTCAGTGTCAGCAGATCACGCGGTAGACCTGTCTTTGATGCTAATCCCGATGCTGTCATGGTAAAGATTGCATTGGCCGCACTCTCTGGCGCGACCTTCAATTGGCGAGAACCATCGCGTATTGATGTTTCAGTAAGCAAATTGAGAATACCGCCGTCTTTCCATGTCTTTGCATAACCAGCATAATTGTTAATGGCATTTCGCCAAGCATCAACTGCTGTCTGATCGCCAATCAAAAGTTGATTATCAACAGCGTTCTTGATGTTTGCATCAACAGATTTAAGAACCGCACCTGCAGCAGCACCCTCAACATCTGGAACCCCGGACCGTAGGTTGCTGACCTGAGTGCGCCATTGGTTAAGCATTTTGATGTCGCCACCATTTGCCATAATTTCATCAAGGCGCAGCAGCAACTCATCCATCTTCGGTGCTGTGGTCGGGCTGAAACCTTCGCGGTATGCAGATCGAGCGGTGTCTGCGATGTTTAGCGCAGCGGTTGGTTCAATTGCTGCTGCCCCAGATGAACGCGCCCGCAAATACAAAGCATCTGACCTAGCTTTGTCGCCAGCGCGTAAAGCGGCCAATGCCTCTTGTGCCAGCTTTCCGCCCTCACCTTTAGCGACAGGAATACCGCCGGGCGCTAGGGCTTCCGTCATGCCTGTGACGTTTTCACGCAATGCGGTCTGCTGGCCCGTGCGGAAAGTCTGCATGGTTTTTTCAGCCAATGCGCCATAAACGCCCTTTGACATTGCATCTTCGGCAAGTTGTTGCCCCGCGCTGCCCGTAAGTTGGCCTTGTGTCATAGGAACAGGTGTTGGTAGCCCTTGAGACATAGCCGTGACGGCAGCGGCCTCTGGAGCCACGCCAGCCGTCACTTGCTTTTGTATTTGCGCAGCAACGCTTGCGGAAACCTGATCTGGATCAAGGCCAGCATCCCGCACCATTTTTGCAGGGCCGGGCAGAAGCCTGCCATCTGGCCCCAAGACCTGTGTCGGACCAAGGCGGCGAATTGTGTTGACCAGCGATCCGACAATGTTGATCAGCTTTTGACCAATCACACCACCAAACGCGCCAATCGGGATGTCTGTCACTTGATAGGGCGCACCAGACATCTGCGAGCTGCCAGCCTCAACCAATGCAGCCTCTGTTCCGCCGATAGCAGCCGCGCCAAGATAGCCAGCCGTTGGAAGGCCGATAGCGCCAAGCACTTTGCCGACTGGTGTCGCCAGCCCTACTGCGCCAGCGCCTTGCATAACGTCGATCATGCCAAGGCCCGGTTCATTCGGATAGAACCGTGTAATTGCGCCAGTTTTCTTGCCGTTCTCTGATCTTGGCCACATTACATACATCCGGCCAGATTCATCTGTGCCAAATGTGGTTTCAGGTTCGATCTTTAGGATGCCGCTTTTCAGGCGGTCTTCATTGCGTGTAGTCGCAAGCAGCGCGACCATGCGGGCTGATTCAGAAGGCGACAGGCCAAGGTTTGCATTGACAGCGGATGGGATGTTGGGATCGGCATCAGACCCGGCAATGGCAGTCCAAATTCTTGATGCAACGCTTGGCTTTTCAGCCTTTGATTGTGCTTCAGCAATTGCTGCTGCAAGTGCAATTGGGTCAAGGTCTGCCATTACTGCCCCGCCATGATTTCTTGATACTTAGTCCATGCCGTTTCTTGCTGTGCTGGGTCAAGCGCTTTGATTCTTGGGTCTGCTAGGAACGTTGCTTTTGCATCAGTAGGTGCTGGTGTTGTGGTGGTCGCTGGCGGCTTCTGCTTCAAAGAAGCCTTGTATGCGGCGGTAGGGCTTCCAAGGTCCATGATGGCCTTGCGACCGTTGGCTGGACTTAGGATCAGGCCTTGCGCTTCAAGTGCCTTTCTGTCCGCCGCTGGGGTTTGCGCCCACTCTGCGACTTGTCCAGCGATAATTGATGCCGCAACGTCATATTCATTGATGTCGCGCAAAGTCTCAATAATGATCTGGTTGCCTCCGGGCTGCTTAATAAGCGCCGGCAGGCCTTTTGCAAATTGCTGAACGTCAAGATTAGAGGATGAGCCAGCGCCTTGCTCGCGCTGTGCTGGGATCATGCGTGCAATAACCGCTTGAAAAGCCTGAATATCGTCTAGGCCCTCTGTTGAAATTCCGAATGTTCCCAGCCATTCTTTGGCAGCGGCAGACCCACCAGTATCAACTTTACCAAGCAAATCAGAAAGACTATCAAGTTCAACCAAGTTGCGGGATGCGGACTGCCCAGCGTCAATCGTAGCCATGATTCGTGTGGCGTCACCCTTGGCAAGTTCTTTCGCAAAAGTTGACTCTGCGTCACCCAAGATGTTTGTCACCAACGGGCCTTTATCGCCACCAGACGCCATGAACTGTTTATATTCATCTGTCCCGGGGACAAACCCAGCAGCTTCTGCACGGAGTTGAAGTGATTGGAATCCTTCCGGCGTTTTTGGCTGTGTCGAATCAAGAATGCTTTTCCAAACATCCGGCTTAATCGCATCCGCAGCCGTCATTGCAGATCCGATGCTGATCGCCGCCGCGTATGGGTCCATCTCTATGATCTTGAGGTTTGCCCGGAGTTTCGCAGCTTCCTCAGTGTTCCCAGAATTTTCAGCCGCTGCAATGCGCTCTTTGAGCATCGTAACTGCGGCAGGCGCATTTCCACTCAACAGGCTTGTGACCAAGTTAATGCCGAATGCAGTTTGTTCTTGCCGCATGGGTTCCGACATCGCGTCAAACGCTGTTTTGATCTCTGCTTGGTTGGATGCATATTTGAGATTAAACGCGTTCTGCATCTCAGCCGTCAGCGTTCCATTCGCTGCGGCATCGCGTAGGACCATGAGGTCTTGCTGGTATGCTACCGCCTGCGCTTGCTGCTTTGCTGCGGCTGCACGTTGTTCGGCTAATGCAGTCTGCTGATCTTCAAACGCCTTTTGTGCCATCGTAGCATTCTGCTGCTGGATTTGCAGTTCCTGACGCTGGGCGATGTCATTGCGACCCATCGTATAGCCCTTGATGGCTTCCTCGATCGGGTTCTTTACGTCAAGGATATAGTTGATCGGGTCCATTTAGAAACCACCTCCAAAGAGCATTGCTTGGCCACGCGTCAATGGGGCCATTTGGTTTCCTTTTGCGTCTAAAGGTTGATACCCTGTAAAGGCTGCGCCTCGGCCTAATGCGCCGCCAATGCTGCCGATTACGTTGCCCCAAGCAGACCCAGCCGCAAGCGTTCCACCAGCCTGTGCTGCGCCCTGTTGGGCCAGAAGGTTGGCAATGTTCGTGCCTGTCTGCATACCAGCGGTTCCAACGCCAGCCGCAGCATTCTGGCCCATCGTTGATAGACCGCCAAGGCGATTATATTGTTGCTCGATCAGCGACGATAGGACCTGCGGGCGGAACTGAGCCAAAGCGCCCTGAACATTCCCACCACGCAAACCACCCGTAGCAGCTGCGCTTTGCAAAATGCCCTGTTCGCCCTGCTGAACTAGCGCGTTGAACTCTGGGCCTTGCTGCAAGGCATTGATAGCCTTTTGCTGTGCCTCAGGACCGCTAACGCCAATCAAAGCAGCCTGCTGGCCTAGCGCGGTTGTCCCTGTGCCAACATAGGGCTTCATCAGCACCTGTAGAGCATCAAACTGGCGGCGTTGTTCATCTATGCCCTGCTGGGCAGATGCTGCTTGTTGACCCGCTGCCTTCTTGGCTGCGTTTGATTGAATGACACCGCTGACAACAGTGCTTCCGACGATGGCTGCTGCGACCCACATTAGTTTGACCTCTCAAGATATTTTCTTATTGCGGCATCAATTGCTTCCACGCTGGAATTTGCAATTTGCTTATCATTCCATGCTTCGCTCTTATCGATGAACTCATCTTCTATCTCAGTTAAATCTGTCTTGTCTGTCGCGTGGATGTTCTGAAAGATACAGTCTTCAATGGCATAACCAAACTTTCTGCCAGGTTCGCTGATGAATATATAAGGTCCTTCGATGACCTTTGCCTGACCATTCACAAAAACAGCCATCTTTCCCTTGAGCAATACATTCATCGTTTGCTTTTTGTGAGCGTGCCCAATGATGTAAGTTCCCGCCGTAATCAATCCTTCGCGGATATATATGCCAGCTCCAAAGTGATGAACGACAGGGCAGTCGATCTGCGGCATGTCCAGCATCATGGATTCAATGCCATCCAGCATTGCAGGAACGTTTTGGATGGGCTGAACTTCACGCATTGGCCGTTCCTTGTCAGAACTTGCCTGCTGGTGGGCCAATGTCTCAGCCCGCGCAGTATCGCAGAAAATCGGCGCTTTATCAAGGTTTGTCATTTGAGTGCATACCGCTGTTGAATTGCTCGCGGATCGTAGAGCGAATACGGATCAACTGGCTTTGGGTATAGATCGGCCAAAGTCTTGGCTGGTTGGAATCCACGCGCAAAGTCGCCCTGTGCTGGTGAGACTTCCATAGGCTGCGGGCTTTTTGAAACCATGCCCATGATGCGATCAACATAGGCTTGCGTCTCTGGGAATGGCGGAATTCCACCATATTTGCTGACATTGCCCGGACCCGCGTTATACGCAGCAAGTGCTAGTGTTGGATCACCGAAGCGATCCATTTGTTGCTTTAAATATCGCGCACCACCGCGAAGGTTTTGCACGGGATCGGTAGGATCGACGCCCAGATCGCTTGCAGTGCCGGGCATTAACTGGGTCAGGCCGATGGCGCCAGCTGACGATGTGGCGTTGGGATCAAATGAACTCTCAGCCTCGACCAGCCGCATGAACAGGTCAGGATCAACGCCTTCTTCAACTGCGATCTGGCTGGCAAGGCTGCGATAGTCCATATCAGTCGTCCTCTTCCCAAGCCTGACAGACCCGCAAGTTATGGCAAATGAATGAAAATTTTCCACAATAGCCTCGGCCACCGCCATCCATGTCGAACTTGTCCAGCGGGATGCTTTCCATCTTTGCCTGCATCATGGGATCATTTTGGAAGTATTCACAGTTGGCGCAGAGACGGCGGCGGGCTTCTTTTTCGCTCATGTCCCAAGCAGCCGCGACACCCTTCCAGAACGGGCCATTGGCTGACGGTTCAACGGTTGCCTTTTCCGGCCCCAGCTTCCATTCGTCGATCACCACTTGGCGGTTCTTGCGGTTCTCAGATGTCGAAACAATCTTCTGCTTCGGCAAGCCAAACTCAATCATCATGTCGTCCATTACGAAATCTCCCTTCCAGAAGCGCGAATGTTTATAGCAGTGCCAGTGCTGGCAATTGTGGAAATAAACCCACCCGGCGCAATCACCTGCCCGACCAGTTCGGGGAAGGTGTAGGTCTCAGATGCCTGAAGCGTCTTAGTCTTGACGATCAGGTTGTCATTGCCCGCAGATCCCGCAGATGCCACAAGGTTGACGCTGATTGTTCGCGCCACCGTGTCGTAGTTTGTGGCGGTGAACTTGTCGATAATCGCACTAACACCGCTTGCAGTATATTGGGCGGTCTGAGTCACCTCGGCTGTCTTAGCCGCGATTAGAACGGTCGTTGTAACAGCCATGATTAGACCTCCAAAGTGCTTACGTTGTCCGTGACAGTCAATATGATTGACGGCACAGATGGATGGATTGCCGATGCTATCTCGGCCAGTAGAATAACAGAAGTATCATCAACCTCCCACATCAATTCGATGTAGTCGCCAGCGTTCAACTGGATGATGTAGTTCCACGCCGCAATGACTTCTGCGTTGTTGCCTTGGATGCGAATTTGCCCAGCACTATCAGGCACATTGACGCCGTTTTTGCGCAACCAAATCCACATCAGCGCCACGCCGCCAGCCGTCTTATCTATCTGAGCCGAAAACTGTATGTTGTAGACGTTGGGGCGATCAACGTAGACGCGGGATGTAGGCGTTCCAAGATAAACGCCATTTGACAGGTCTGTGGTGTTGAACGTCATGGCGTAAGCGGTGTTGATCGCAGCAGCCGTCTGCGTTGTCGTGTCGTAGAAAGACCCGTATCGCGGCGTGCGGTATTCTTTGGGCGGTGGCGTTTGCTGCAATGCAGAAATTTGCTGTTGCAAATTGTTGATTTGCTCTTGAGACGCAGGTGATGGCGCACGCGCCACCAGATCGGCCAACGCCTTTGCTATTCCAGCTTCAGACAGTGCAACATCAGCTTTGTTGTCGGCTGCGCCAGTGGCGTAGCTGTTGTCAGTAATCAACTGCGTCAGTGTGGCAATGTCGGCAGGCGTCAAATCCCCAGCAACAATGAACAGACGTTCAAGCGCCTTGACCATTGCCGGGTCGTTCCCAACAAGTGCGGCAATCTGGTTGCGTGTTGGGACTATTGGATCAGCCATTAGAATGCCAGCGGTTCAATCCGCGCCTCCAGTGCTGCAACGGCCACATGGGCGTCAGAGGTGCCACGGAAGCGCTGCATCCGCATGTTACGCATGTTCCCCTGCTGGAACCAAACTAGGCGCTTGTTGCGCTGCCCTATGGTCCCTGCGCTGATACCCTTCTCAACGCTCCAAGTGATGCCGTCGACCGAATACTGCGTCCAGATTGTGGGATCGACGCCGAATGCCGTTGAGCCTGTCAGGCTGACCAGTTCCATGTCGTGGAACAAAGCACCGTTGCCAGCGTTGTAGACGATCAGTGTCCCAAACTCCCAGCCGATGGTCTCGCCCCAGTGGGTGCTGATGTTATCGACAAGATAGCCAAATTGGGTAGTTGTTGGGTGAGCCACGTTCCAACGATCATAGCACCACACGCACTCGGTTGCGTTCCAGATACCATCATCCACAAGCGTTGACGAAAGCATGAACCAGACGGGCATAGACAGGACAGTTGATGCAGCGCCATCAAAGACAAATGTGTGACGCGGTAGGTGAACGATTAGGTGCTGGTGTGCCCGGTCAATCTTTTCCTCAATGAAGGATATACTTAATTCGGCTTCAGTATATTCCTGCAAGACTTCTTCAATCTCACGGGTGGAAATCTTCTGCGCGTTGCCATTGGCCCCAAGATAGATGCCCGGCGCTTCATTCCGACCGCCGCCGATAAACGCAATGGCATCCATGTAGACGCAGCAAGCAAAGGTTCCGACTGTGCCTTTCTGGATTTGCGCACCGCTGATCCGCTGGAATGGAAACCCTGCCGAACCTACGTTGTCAAACACCTCGATGGTGTAGCGGTTCAGAGCATAGATTTCGTTGCGCAGTTTCCAGATGGCTTTGATCGGGTCTGGGTCAACTTCAGACGAGCCATACTTCAGCGGGTTCACGGCAAACGGGTTGTTCAATTCTGTGATGACAAGAAACTCGCCATCTGTAGTCATGTAGTAACCATCGACCCAAACCACATCGAGAGCCACACCCAGATCGGGATCGGTCACTTGTGTCAAAGTAGTGCCGTCATACAGATACAGCCGACCGCCCGATGTCACTGCCAGATAGGTGAAACCATAGTCAAACGTAACACGGCCACCCGCACCAACATCTCCAATTAACGTCACAACATTGGCCGCTGAAATAGAGACTAATTGTGTCCCCATCACGCGATAAAGTGTGCCGTTCCAGTTAATAGCGCCGCGACTGACGCTCGGGCCAGTGCCTAGTTCAACAATCCCTTCGCCGGGCCGCAGATAGCCCTTCGAAATCCCATTATCTTTGGGAACAGGAACCATGTTTTTCGGATATGATGTCCGAAAGTTTGGCGATCCGTCTGCGTAGATGCCCGACAAAATTGGGATTTGCATCAACTACCTCAGAAGTTGATGTTGAGTTTGAAGTATTCAAGGCGGATCAGGTTGTTTGCCGTGGCAGGCTGTGCTGTGATTGCAAACACCAGATCAGTCGTTGCATCTGCAGTCACCGAAACAATTGCACCTGTCGACAAGCCGTGGCCGACCGATGTTGTTGAGTTGGTGATGATTGTGGACGATCCACGGTTAACTAAGTTCTTCTGAACCGACACGCTTGCGTTGCTTGCAAGTGCTGCCGACAGAATAGACGTTCCCGCCAAAGTCATGCCAAGCGTTTTAACCGTGGCATTGTTCGTCATTGAAAACAGCGAGTCGATTTCCATCCCGCCGCCAACACCCATTGACCATGCAGGAATGGTCACAGATGCCAGCGTGACAACTGTGTTTGCCACAGCAACAGTCGGAGTGCCAAGACCCAAGACGTAAGGATAGTTGATCGTGATCTTGACGCCGGTTGTGTCAGCATCCAGCGCGGTGACAGCGTAAAGGCCATTCACGCCAGTGCCTGTTGCCCAAGTCACATAGACGCTTGCGCCGACAGCGATTGCCGTTGTCAGGCCATGCGCACCAGCGCTAACAAGACGCACAAGGCCAGCATTGGTTTCGTAGGTCAGCGTTGCGAATGTTGCCGCAGGTTCGACCAGACCAACACCAGGGATGTTCTCAATAAACAGATTCGGGAAACTGCGCAGCGTTGGCGCCAGACCAACATCGTATTCCACATTGGAATAATAGTTGGTGATGGTTGCGATGCGGTCGCCAGTGTATGGGCCAAAACCTTGTGCGCGGTTAGACAGTGACACAAGCGTGTTATTGACGTTTACAAACGATTGCTGATTGCCAGTGCTGCCAACATACAAAGTATGGCCAGTTGGGATGATGACATCAGTGTTTGTGCTTACGTCTGTGGCGTAGATATATGTGGACATTTTGCTTTCCTTTACACTCGATACCAAGCAGCCGTCACCGCGTCATAGCGCATGGTGAAGAATGCGTTTTGCGCCAGAGTCGTCGGCGCACCCGTAACTGTTGCCCCATTCCCGCTGACTGTCAAAGCTGTGATGGCCTGCGTTGTGTTGATGCTGACCTCAGCCTTGTCGGTCGGGCTTGCGGGCAACACAATCGTGCCAGCAGCAAACGGACCCGTGGGCGTCAGCAGCAGCCATGTATTGACCAGAGAGATGGTCACAGAGAAGGCAGTTGCGCTTGGTGCGGCATACTGGGTCGTTAGACTTCCGGGCTGCACCAGCGCCGTCTGTAGGTAGTCTGTGAGCAAGGTAAGAGAAGCCTTGCGGCTGTCCCCATTGTCAGTGGCCCAGACAACGATCAGATCGCCGCCTTGCAATGTTGATGTAGACGAAAGCTGGTTGATGTTAGCCATGATTTACTCCAGATCCAAAATGTTATCAGGCCCAACTGTCAAAGGGTCGGTAGGCTGACGCAAATAGGGGTTGTTGTAGTAGCGCCAGCCCTTGTTGCCAGCACCAGACGGAACAGTTTGGTTTCCAATCTGCATCTCAATCGGAAGCGCCGATTTGCCAAGCAGTTGGCTGTAGGCGAATTTCGCGGCCAGTTTTGTGTCTGGGCTGACAGTCTTGCCATACCCACTTGAGATCCGAATGGCCAAATTCAAATACATGGCTTCCAGAGCCATGTCGGTCACGCCTGTCACTTCGTCCAGATCACTGCCGCCGGGAGATGATGGCAGCGGATAGCCAACGCGGATGCCCTTGCCATTCCATGTCGCCATCATCATGTCCAACTGGCGAAGCGCATTTTCAAGCTGCTGCGGTTGCAGGTCGAACACATA